ATGTGCATCGCCGAGCATCCGTCGCAGCTCGCCAGTCAGCTCTACAACAAGCCGCGCGCCGGGTGGTATCACAGCCGTCGTGAGGCGCGCTGGACGGAGCACAGGTGGGGCACGCTGGCGCTCCCCTACTGGAATAGCGGCGTGATCTTCTGGCGCCAGGGGGAGGCGATGCGCCGCGTCTTCGCCGCGTGGGCCGACGAATGGCTGCGATTCGCACAATGGGATGAGCAGCTCGCGCTCATGCGCGCTGTCTACAACAACCCGGTGCGACTGATGGTCCTGCCGGTGGGATGGAACGCGCCGCACGCAAACCAGGCCGAGGCCGTCTTCCACTGGTACGGGCGCGGCACGTCGCGAGTGGATGGAGCATCATGAACAAGGCTGACGTGTTCTCTCGCATCTACCGCGAGAACCACTGGGCCAGCGCGGAGACGCGCTCTGGCGTAGGGTCGGAGATGGGGCGCACGCAGTCGGTGCGCGAACGCCTGCCGTGGCTCTTCGATGTGCTCGGGGCCAAGAGCGTGCTCGATGCAGGCTGCGGGGATCTCAACTGGATGCAGCACGTCGAGGCTCAGGTAGAGTACGTCGGCGTCGACATCGTGCCAGAACTCGTCGCCACGCTGGAACGCGAGCACGCCGGCGACGGGCGGCGCTTCGATTGCCTCGACATCACGCTCGACATCCTGCCGCCCTGTGACCTCATCATCTGCCGGACGGTACTCTTTCACCTGACGCTCACCGACGCGCAGAACGCGCTCGACAACTTCCGTGCCTGTGGGGCGAGCTGGCTGCTGGCCACGACCTACCCGTGGCACTTCCCCAACGTCGACATCGCCACCGGCGGCTGGCGGCGGATGAACCTGCAAGCGGAGCCGTTCTGCCTTCCGTGGCCCTGGCTCCTGCTTCCCGAGGACGAACTCGACCCGAACGCGCCGTTCAACCCCGGCTATCTGGGGCTATGGAGACTGGGGAGCGACATCGATGGCCTGTCTTGACTTCAACCAGGATGCGCGCTTCACGGTGCATGGCATCCCGTCCTACGTACAGCCGGATGAACTGGCCGAGCTGGCGCGCCTCGCCGCTGATGCCGACGGTGAGCGGATACTCGAAATCGGCTCGTGCTATGGGGCATCGACCGCCACGCTGGCGCTGGCCGCGCCGCGGTCGACCATCTACGCGATAGACGCCTTCCTCTGGTCACCGATCCCGGAGATGCCGGCCAGCGCGAGCCGTCTTGCCGGCAATCTTTCCGCTGCGGGCGCGACCAACGTCTGCATCATCGAGGGCGACTCGCAGGCGGTGGTGCGTTCGTGGATGCTCCCGCTCGCGCTGGTCTTCGTCGACGGAGGCCATGACCTGGACGAATGTCTCGCTGACCTGGAGGGCTTCGCCCCGTTCACTGATGTCATGGCCGTGCACGATTACGGCATGCAGTTCACGCCTGGAGTGGCTGAGGCCGTCGACAGCTTCTGCGATGCCTACGGCTGGCGCATCGACAAGATCGTCGCCACGCTCGCCGTCCTGCGTCGCACCTCAAGTCGGTAACGACCACGCCGCTCATCCACGTCAGACTGAGGGCGTAATCATCGCGAGCGTCCGGCACGCAGCCGGGCGTGAGCTTGACCGTGCCGAGGTGCCGATGAGCGCGACTGACGAGCAGATAGCGCGTCTGCGGCGCATGACTGCAGAGCCGACCGCGGACACCTACGATGACCGCGCGCTGGCCGACTACATCGAGGCGCATCCGCTACGTGACGCGGATGGACGCGACCCCGGCGATGAGACGTGGGCGGACACTTACGACTTCGCCGCCGCGGCTGCCGACGTGTGGGATGAGAAGGCAGCCGGGTTGATCGAGGAGGTCGATGCCAACGTGGACGGCGCATCACTGGCGCGCTCGCAGGCATACCAGCACGCCAGGGCGGAAGCGCGGCGCTGGCGGGCACGGTCGCACGCCTCGCCGGTGCGCATCGCGACCTCGCCGCCGCCGGGACTGGACGAGAGCGATGCGCCTGCGTCCTGACGCACTCACAGCCGCTCAGCGGGCCTATGAGAGCGAGATGAGGGACATAGGCCAAGTGATGCGCTGCGAGACGACAGAGGACTCCTACGGGGCTCCTGTGGAGTCCTACGTCGCCGGCGAGCGCATCCCCTGCATGTTCAGTTTCCTGAGCGCGACGGAGCGTGCCACTCTCGACCCGACCTACTCGGTCATGGTCGGTCGCGCCCGCCTGCCGCTCGGCACGGACGTGACGTGGCGCGACCGCTTCCGCGTGCTGGAGCGGTTCGGCAAGACGCTCGTGCGTCCGCGCGAGTTTGCCATCATGGGCGAGCCGCGCGAGACGGCCGCGTATCTGATGCTGGAGCTCTCCGAGGTCGGGGCATGAGCGGACTCGACTTCAAGATACTGGGCGCAGACAAGGCAATGGCCGATATCAGCGGCACGATCGCAGCCTATCCGAAGGTCGTTGGGAGGGCCTGCGTCAAGGGGGCTCACATCATCGAGCGCGAGGCCAAGCTGCGCGCGCCGGTCGACACTGGGGCGCTGCGTGGCTCGATCAGCGTCGACCCGATCCCGATGGGCGCCGACGTGGGGCCGCACGTCGACTACGGCGCTTATGTCGAGTTCGGCACGGTGAACACGCCCGCGCAGCCCTATCTGGTGCCGGCCGCCGATGCGACGCGCTCGCAGGTGTCCGAGATCGTGCGCCGCGAGATCGCTGGGGGCAAGTGGTGAGTGCCGTACAGCAGGCATACGACGCACTGTGCGCCGACGCCGCGCTCCTGTCGATGGTCGACGGACGCATCTATCCCGGCCGCCTGCCGCAGTCGGAGCCGAACTCCATCGCGGCGCTGTTCCCCTGCATCGTCTACCGGCAGGTCTCGCTCGGTGACGCGCCGGTGTCACACGACGGGCTGGCCGGCTGGGAGCGTCCGCGGGTCCAGATCGATTGCTGGGCCGAGCCTGACGGCGAGGACTCGGCCTATGCGCTCGCGCATGCGGTGGCCGATGCGGTCAAGACCGCCGTGCGCGCGGCCAGCTTCACGGTGGAGAGTGAGAACGACCTGCCCGACCCGGAGACCAGCCTGCACCGCGTCATCATCGACGCGCTGTTCTGGACCACAAGCACAGACTAAGGAGAGCGACATGACCCAGACTCAGGCAATCCGCAGCCATCCGTTCAGCCTCTACATGGGCAACGGGTCGACGCCCGAGACGTTCCAGCTCGTGCCCGAGGTGGGCGACATCACGAGCCCGTCAGGAGAGCGCGAAGAGATCGACGTGACCTCGCACGATTCGACCGCCAAAGAGTACCTGATGGGGCTCAAGGACTACGGCGACTGCACGTTCCCGATCAACTGGATCCCCGGCAATGCCATCCACAAGGCGCTCTGGGACGCGGCCGAGGACGACGAGCCCACCAACTTCCAGATCAAGGACGACCCGACCACGCCGACCATGACGCTCGCCTTCGCGGCCCTGGTCAAGACGCAGCCGACGATGGACTTCCCCATCGATGAGGCGGTCACGGCCGAGGTGACTTTGCGCGTCACCGGAGACGTGCTCATGACGGTTACCGGGAGCGGCTCCTGATGGCAGCCAAGAAGCAGGGCACGCGCGACCTCATCCTGGCCGCTGACGATCTGCGGCATGAGGACGTGCATGTGCCTGAGTGGGGCTGCACGGTCCGGCTCAAGGCGATGACGGGAGAGGAGCGTGACTCATTCGAGAGCTCTATCCTGCGAGACCGCTCCGACCCGTCCAGCGGCGTCGACCCGCGCAACTTCCACGCCAAGTTCCTGGTCCGCATCCTGTGCGATGCGGACGGGAAACGACTGTTCTCTGATGACGACGTGGAACTGCTGTCCGGCAAGAGCGCGAGCGTGCTGGACCGGCTCTACGATGTCGGGGCCAGCCTGGCCGGCCTGCTCCCGAGCGACGCGGAGCGGCTGGCGGGAAACTGAAACGGCCGGAGCGGCGCTTCTACCACCGGCTCGCTCTGGCACTGGGATGTACGGTAAGCGAACTGCTCAGGCGGACGACGAGTGAGGAGCTGACGGAGTGGATGCTCTATGAGCGCATGGAGCCGTTCGGAGAGCGGGGCGAGTACGTGCGGGCCGCTATGCTCGCAGCGATCCTCGTCAACGCGCACCGCGGGGCGAAGTCGAAGCCCGTTACCTTCGATGACTTCATGCCCGACACGATGCGTCGTGAGCCTGAGCGCAAGACCGGGCGAGAGGCGTTCCTTGAGCTCGCTCGCAGGCTGGGAGCGAGGGTGACCTGATGGCTAACGCCTACGATCTTCTGGTCCGCGTGCGTGGCGATGCCACCGGCGCCGTGAGTGCGCTCAAGAAGACGCGCGATGAGATGCGCGCCACTGGCCAGGACGCCGACCGCTGGGGCAAACGGCTCGACAAGGGCGCGAACATGGCTCTCGGCGCCGGGACAGCGCTCGCCGCCGTGGTCGGCAAGTCCGTGAAGACCTATGAGACTTACGGCAAGGGCGTAAAGACGATCACGCGCATGACCGGGATGCAGGCTGCCGGCGCCTCGCGTCTCGCCGCTCAGTGGCGACGCTACGGCGTCGACGCTGAGACGGGCGCTACCGGGATCAAGTTCCTGTCGCGCAACATCGACGCCGCGCGCATGGGCAACAAGACGGCCATCGCTTCATTCGAGCGCCTCGGCATCAGCCTGTCCGACCTGCGGACGCTCAATGCCGATGACATTCTGTTCAAGGTGCGTGACGCCATCTCGCAGATGGGCGACGCGACCGCCAAGACGGCCATCACGCTCAAGATGTTCGGCCGCGGCGGTGGCGCGTTGACCGGATGGCTGAGTCAGTCAGAAGAGACGATCAACGACCTCAATAAGAAGATCGAGTCGATGGGGCTCGTCTGGGGTGACAAGCAGCTCAAGAACTATGACGATGCCATGGCCGCGCAACGTGAGCTCGATCTAGCATGGCTCGGCCTACAGCTTGCTATCGCCGAGAATGTCGAGCCCGCCCTTACCCCAATGATCGAGAGACTCGGCGAGCTTCTCAAGGACATCAAACCCATTATGCCTTACGTGCCGCAGATCGCTGGCGCTTTGCTGGTAGCCGGCGCAGCTATCAAGGTGGCGCGTGGCGCGCAGACCGCTATCGGACTGTTCAAGGGCGGCGGCGCTGGCGCCGGCAGTGCCCAGGTGGCTAATCTGGGGCGTGCGTCCACCGTATCAGCGGGACAGGTCGCAGCCCTGGGCCGCGCATCGTCGGTCGCGGCGACCGGCAGCGTGGCGCGCCTCAACACGACGGCCGCGGTCGCGAGCACCGGCATGGGCCGCGTCGGCACGGCTTCGGTGCGCGCCGCTCCGCCGCTGCAGTACGTCGGCACTGCCTCGCGCACGACATCGGGACGGTTCGCGCGCCTCAACACCACGATCGGCTCAAGCAGCGTCGGCACCATCGCCAGCATGATCGGGCTCGGCTTCGCGATCGACTTCACGGCCAACAAGCTGATGCAGGCCGGCGAGGCGGCGCAGGAGATGATCGCGGCCATGTCGCAGGCGCGGCAGCAGGGCGAGGCCGGCAAGCGCACGGAGGCGGCGTTTGAGGAGAAGCTGGCGCAGAAGTACGGCCGCGGCTCGGCGAAGTACAACTACTACATGAAGAAGGCCGGCATCGGCAAGGCCGGCACCTACGCGGCGCAAGCGAAGGCGCCGTGGTACTGGGGTCCGGGCGCGCCGCTGTACAACAGGCTGGCGGGCTTCGCTGAGGGCGGCGTCGCGAGCGGGCCGCGGTCGGGCTATCTCGCGCTCCTGCACGGGACCGAGCTGGTCACGCCGCTCGACAAGGGCAAGGCCGTGCCGACCGTGGTCGTCAACGTGACCGGCAACACCTTCGTTGGAACAAGCCGCGATGCCGAGCGTCACATCACCGGCATGGTCGAGCGCAACCTCGCCGCACGTATGCGGCGGCTGGAACTGGGAGGCGTCGGCGTTGGCTGATTACCTACAGGCCACCATCGGCGGCATCGAGCTTGTCGTGATGCCGCTGCCTGACTGGGGCATGGTGCAGTACGAGGCGGATGAGTCGGACAACGTCTACGCCGACATCGCGACCCAGCTCACGCCGCGCGCATCGAAGCTGCGCCGTCCGTCGTTCAAAGCGAAGCTCACGGCGGAGACCAAAGACGAGCTGATCGAGCTTGAGAACGAGCTGCGGGCTGAGCTCGCGAAGGAGTACAACACGCTGGTACTCGTGCCTCGCAACGCGAGCGAGGCGGTGACGTACAAACTGCTGCGCAACGAGGCCGCTGTAGCTGCGTTCGATTACGCCTACGACCGCGCCTGCGTCGGCATCTACGAGCTCAACCTCGTGGCGGAGCCGTGGGGGTACGGGCCGACCGAGGCCGCGCTCGCCGATGAGCCGCTTGAGACGCCCGGCGTGGTCGCGCTTCCGGAGATTATCGGCCAAGGCGACCCGCGGCTCTCGGTGACCGTGACGCGCACGTGGGTCGACGCGAACGGCATCCAGTTCGTCTGCGTCGCCATCGCGCCGCCGGATGCTGAGGTGGAGGACTTCTTCTATCAGGCCGAGGCCGCCGCGGCCGGCAGCTCCCACTGGTACTCCGATGCGCACGCGAA